TGCGTCGCTGTTCTGCATCAGCGTGGCCGTTGGCCTGTTCTGGCCGAAGCGTCAGCGCGACGTGTGGAAAGCAACCATGGACGTGGGCATTGGCTTTGCCATGCTCGCAATCGCGTTGGCTATTTGGCTGGGGCACATCCTATGAACGGGTACACCTGCTCTATCTGCGCAACCTTTCACCCTTTCAGCCTGTACATCAAGACGCACATACACGAGACGTTGCGCCATACCTGCCGCGTGTGCGGTTCGGTCCACTCGTTGCGTGACTATGACATCAGGCTTATTACTGCCGGCAATGTTGAGCGTCCGCTGCGTTCGTTGTGCAGCGGCCAGCCGGACAAGGGCATGAATCAGTTGAGCATGTGGTATGGGGCGGAAGTGATCCCGCCGACGCCCGGCCAATACGAATGCAAGTTCAGGGGCGTTAGCGGCTACATCCGTCTGCAATGGACGGGTCAGGGTTGGCGCTGGTACATGGGCGCGTCCACCATCGTGGTGGAAGTCACGCAGTTAGAGGCGTGGCGTGCTTACGTGGTAGTGTAACCAGCGTGATACAGGGGCGTAATGTGGGCGTCCCTGTCGGCACAACCCCTTACGGAACCCTAATTAATGCAATACGCACAGCTCAAAGTCGCCATTGGTGGAATGGCGCACCTGCCGCAGTGGTTCATCTGGCGGCTCGATTGGGACGCAACAGAGCAGAAGTACAAGAAGCAGCCGGCAACGCTCGATGGCAGCAAGTGGCCCATCAGCGCGAAAGACCCCGCGAACTGGACGACGTTTGACGCAGCGACCGCCGCCGTTGAACGCCTTGGCATGTCGGTAGATCGCACCAGCGGCTACACGCTGGGGTTCTACCTCACCGCCAATAGCGGTTACTGGTTCCTTGATATTGATAAATGCGTTAATAACGGTGAGCTAACGCCGTTGGCCCAGCAGCTCGTTGCGCAGTTCCCGGGCGCAGCAATCGAATGGTCATCGAGCCGGGCCGGCTTGCATTTGTTCGGACGTGGATACATCCCGCCGCACAGCATGAAAAATACAGACCTCAACCTTGAGTTCTACAGCGACGTGCGCGGCATCGCGTTTGGCTTCGGTGACGCCAACGGCAGTGCTGACACTCACCATGACCAAGCCGTTAATTACGTTGTCTCCACCTACTTCCCGCCCGCGCTCCATGACGGCATGCTGCTGCCCGCTGTTGGCCCGCGTGAAGACTGGCGCGGCCCGACTGATGATGCTGAGCTGTTGGCGTTGGCGCTGCGTTCGCGCAGCGCTGGTGCGATGTTCGGAACCAAGGCCAGCTTTGCCGACCTGTACAACGACAACCGCGCGGTGCTGGATCACGTCTATGGGCCGGACAGTGATAGCGAACGTGACATGGCGATGTTCTCGCATCTGGCCTTCTGGACTGGCTGCGACCGTGAGCGCATGTACCGTATCGCGGCGGCGTCGGCCCGGCCGCGTGATAAGTGGTGGACGAAACGCCCGGGCGGCGACTGGCTGAGCTATTCGATTGACAGGCAGGTTGAGAAGCAGGGCGAGGTGTACCAGCGTGCAGAGCGCGAAGTGCCCAACGACCTGTACCAAACGGCCGCCACGCCTGCCGCAGCTCCCACGGGTATCACCATCGTGGCTGAGTCCTACGGCGACGGCACAGCGACGCTCAGCACGCCGGCTGACCTCATCGGGCCTGAGCAGCTAGCCAGTGTGGAAAAGCTGCTTGATATGGTGGGTGAGTCGCCCGACGTGGCGGACATCCATAACCGCGTTATTCCTGCCGTGCGTTCGGCTGCGATCTTGCCGGCGCTGCTGCCGCGTCTTGAGAACGCCATTAATAAGCGTCTGGACATGTGGGACGCCAAACTGCCTGTGGCAAAGCTGCGTGCGCTGCTGAACCCGCCGTTGGCAGCGCAGGCGGACGCTGAGGCCCCGGAGTTCGTACAAGAGCATGTGTACGTTACTAACGGCGATAAGTTCTTTAGGCTGGACACCGCCAACGAAATGACGCGTACCGGCTTCAACGCCCGTTACAACCGCTACATGCCGTTACGCGATGGCGGGCAGCGTGAGGATGCGGCGCAGTGGTGCCTTGAGCGTTGGGAAATGCCCGTGGTAGACGGCACCATGTACCGCCCGGGCCATCCGCAGGTGTTCGGGTGGGAGGGCCAAACTTGGGCCAACAACTATAGCCCGGCAACCATCCCGGCTGTTGCGTCCTATTACACCGAGCTGGGGACGCGTGGCATTACTAAGTTCGTGCAGCATGTTGAGGCGCTGATGGGCGGACGCCCGGAGCTGGTAACCCACCTGTTCGATTTCATCGCGCATAACGTGCAGTACCCCGGCGTGAAGATTCGACACTGCCCGATTATCAAGGGCATTGAGGGTGACGGTAAGAGCATCATTAGTAACGTTCTTGCTGCGGCGCTGGGCTGGGCCAACGTGACGCCAGTAGGCCCCGAGACGGTGAACAACTCAGGCGGCTTTACGGATTGGGCGCACGGCTCAGCCGTGACGTGCTTTGAGGAACTGATGATTACGGGCCGTGATCGCTATCGCGTATCCAACCTCATCAAACCTTTCGTTACTAACAACGTCGTGACCATCAACCCCAAGGGCGGTAAGCCCAAGAAGGTGTTCAACACGTCCAATCAGATCGCCTTTACCAACTTCAACGATGCTATCCCCATCGCTAATAAGGATCGTCGGTGGTTGGTGATCTTCACGCCGTTTGCGGACCTCGCGGACCTTGCTACCGTCTTGGGTGTGGGTGACCTTCAAAAAGACCACTTTGACCATATATTTGCGGCGCTTGAGCAATGCCCGACTGAGTGGCGCAAATACTTCATGGACTACCCCATTAGTAAGGACTTCAACGCCAATAAGCCGGCGATGTGGACCGAAGAAAAGGACGTGATGGGCAACAGCGGTCTGGATGATGCAGAGCTTGTAGCGCGTGAGATTGTGAGCGAGGGCGGGTACGGCATCACGTCGGCGGTGCTGTCGTCTAACTGCCTCAGCAACCTGCTGAACATCAGGAGTAAACTGGAATCGTTTGAAATTCCGCGCACGTCTGCGTTGTCGCACATGCTTACCCGCATGGGTTACGGGCAGATAAAGCCGGTGAAGTGGGACGGGCGAACGCATCGCGTGTGGGTCAAAGGCGGCGTGCGCTTCAACAGCCAACAGGTGCGCGAGTATCTGGACGCAACCAAACCAACCATTGAGACAGGGGCACCACAATGAAGTACATCGTTATTAAGGTTGACCAAGGCCGTATTGTGCGGGAGATACCCATTATCTTCCCTGACGATCTTGTGCATAAAGAGGTTCTTGATGCTGTGCGAACGATGCGCGGCTTTTCTTCCGTCCCGTGTGTGAGCGCCGGTTTTGTTAGCAGTCTGGACGTGGGGCTGCACCCGGTGCGTGACGGCTATATCAACTGCTACGACGGCAGCGCCAGCGTGGGCGTCAACAGTCGCGGCGCGGTCGATGCGTTGCTCATCAGCGAAATGGATTACTCGCATGGCATCTTGGACGCTGACGGCAGCGTGAGCATGCCCCCAACGTTGCGTAAGGTGCTGCGCGAGGCTCCGAACCCCAAGGCGTGTTGCAGCGCTGAGGTGAACGAGCAGGCCCGGGCGATTGCGCCCAGCGTGCCCAACGCTCAGCAGATCGGCGGCGAGGATGAGGGCTACGTTGAGCGTTGCGAACGTTGAGTGAGCGTTGCGGGGTTGCAGGTTACGTGGTGTGTTTCAAGTAGCCAACAGCCTGTAACCCCGCTAAGTCATTGATTGTTTACTGTTAATCTCTGTTTTAGTTACAAGTTACAAGTAATACAAGACTATACGCATATAGAAGGTATACCCAAAATGAGGGGGTATATATGTTCTATATAGGGGGATACGACCGGAAACGCTCGTAACCTGACTTTGCTGTAACTTTCCTTGTAAATCAACATGTTAGCGGGTTACGGCTTGTGGCGGGCTGTAACCTTTCGGGAACGAAGATGCGCAACGCAAAAGATACGTCACAGCAAGCCAGCAACGTGGACGATACGGGCCTAACGCTCAAGCAACGTGGTTTTGTCGCTGCGTTTTTGCAGAACGGTGGGAACGCCAGCGCGGCCTATCGTTCTGTGTACGACGCAACGAGGATGAAAGATACGACCATTGGCGTTGCGGCTTCCAAGGTATTGAACAACGATAAGGTGCAAGCCGTCCTCAACGCACACCGTGCCAAGGCGAGCGAGGCCGTTTCGTTCGGCGTGGCTGACGTGCTCAAAGAGCTGGTGGACATCGTGACGGCCGACCCGGGCGAACTGACAGCGCACCGCCGCGTCTGCTGCCGCCAGTGCTATGGGCATGACCATAAATACCAGTGGCGCGACCGCCAAGAGTTCGTACTTGCACTTGCTGCACGCGTTGACACGAACGCCCGGGCCAAGAAGGGCCACACGCGCGAGCTGCCCAACGATGATGGCGGCTACGGCTACAACCAAACGCTCCCGCCCGTACAGGGATGCCCACATTGTTTCGGTGAGGGTTTCGGTGAAGCATGGTTTGCAGATACACGTTATTTATCCCCAAAGGGACGCAAGCTCTTTGCGGGCGTGGAGCAGACCAAGGACGGCCTCAAGATCAAGACGCGCAACCAAGACGCTGCGCTACAAACGCTCGCCAAGGCGCTGGGCATGCTCAAGGATGGCGTTGAGATAACGATGCCGGGCGCACAGCAACCACTCCCACCCGCAGGCGTGACCATCAGCGTCCCGCTTGATCCGGCCGACGCATCGCGCTTGTACGCGTCGATTATGAAAGGCACTAAATAACGATGCGCGCCGGCTTCAACTTCAAGAACCCCGATTACCGCCCGATCATTGAGGAACGCCTTGAGCGTTTGCAGATGATCCGGGCTAACCCGCATGTAGTAGCGCAGCTCAAGGCGCACTATAAGCACGCGCCGTGGGACTTTATTAACGATTGGGGCGTAACGATTGACCCGCGCAACGTCGCACACAAGCGCCCCGCGTTGGTGCCGTTCGTCCTGATGCCCAAGCAAGAGGACTGGCTGCACTGGTTGTGCGAGAAGCTTAATAACGAGGAACCGGGCATCACTGAGAAGTCGCGCGACATGGGCCTGTCGTGGTGCGCTATCGCGTTCGCTATCAGCATGTGCTTGCACAACGATGGGTTCACTGTCGGTTTCGGCTCACGCAAAGAGGAATACGTTGACAAGGCGGGGCATCCAAAGTCGCTGTTCTGGAAAGGCCGTCAGTTCCTCGCACACCTGCCGCATGAGTTCCGGGGCGGATGGGACGAGAAGAAACACAGCCCGCACATGCGCATCAGCATCCCCAGCACGGAAAGCGTTATTACCGGCGAAGCGGGCGATAACATCGGACGCGGTGACCGTGCCACGTTGTACTTGGTGGATGAGGCGGCGTTCCTAGAGCGCCCATTGCTGGTGGACGCGTCGCTGTCGCAGACGACCAACTGCCGTATTGACCTGTCCTCAGTGAACGGCATGGCTAACCCGTTCGCTGAGAAGCGTTGGAGTTGGCCGGCTGAGCGCGTCTTTACGTTCCACTGGCGTGACGATCCGCGCAAGGATGATGCGTGGTACGCCAAGCAATGCAGCATCTTGAACCCTATCGTTGTCGCGCAAGAGATTGACCTTAATTATGCTGCGTCCGCTGAGGGCGTATTGATCCCTGCGGAATGGGTCATGGCGGCGCTCGATGCGTGCGAGAAGCTAGACATAAAGCCGAGCGGTGAACGCCTCAGCGCGCAGGACGTAGCGGATGAAGGCGTTGACAAGAACTGCTTTGCGGCACGCTACGGCGTCGAACTGCAACGCCTAGATTCTTGGTACGGCAAGGGGCGTGACGTATACGACACCACCGTGAAAATGTTCTCGCTCATGGATGAGTTCGGCGCACAGCGCGGCTTGTTCGACAGTGACGGCCTTGGTGTTGGTGTGCGAGGTGATGCGCGCGTTATTAACGAGAAGCGCGTAGAGAACAAACTCGTTGCGCGCGACATCGAACCGTTTTGGGGCAGCGGTGCGGTGCTGGAACCTGACAAGGAGTTCATCAAGGGCGACCCGCAGCGCGGCATCATGGGCCGTACTAACGGTGACTTCTTTGCTAATCGTAAAGCGCAGGCGTGGTGGGCGCTGCGTACGCGCTTCCAAAACACGTACCGCGCCGTGGTCGAAAATCTGGACTACGACCCGGATAGCATCATCAGTATCCCCAGCAACCTGCCCGAGCGCGCCACGCTGGTGGCTGAGCTGTCCCAACCCACCTACAAGATCAACGACGCCGGCAAACTGCTGGTAAACAAGACCCCGGACGGCATGCGTTCACCGAACCATGCGGACGCGGTTATGATGGTGTACAGCCCGAGTCAGCCTAAGCGGCGCTCGTTCTTTGACTAAAGGAGCGTTAGTAATGAAGCGTAAACACGGTTGGCTCAAGTCGCGCCTGCTGTTCGTCCGCTATGTGTTCACCGGCAAGACGCCCGACGACGACAAGCCCAAGATCACTACTCCGGCCGACGAACCAAAGCAGAAGCGCGGCGGCGTACTCACGTCGATGATGAACGCGCAGCCGCATGAAGATGGCGACCTTGAGGACTTGCTTGGACTCGATCACAGCGCCGCAGGCTGGCAGCAGCGCATGGACGTGCTGCACGAGAAGATTAAGCAGGCCCAGCCGCGCTTTGACACCAGCGTCCCGACGATCACCGAAGATGGCGCGGACGACGTTAATAAGGACTTGCCGACAGCTACCGCGTTTGACGAAGCAGACGGCCAAGTGAGCTTTAAGCAAGCGATGGTTAATGCACAGCCGAACCTCAGTGAAGCCATCACAGGTTTCTTTCTGCGCGGCACGTTCATTGGGCACCAGCTCGCCGGCATGCTCGCGCAGCACTGGCTCATCGACAAGGCATGCACGATGCCGGCGCGCGACGCGGTGCGCCACTGGTTTGAGCTGCGCACACAGGATGGCGACGCGGTGGAGAACACCGACGTGCTGGCCTACATGCAGCGCGCTGACAAGCGATTCAAGCTGCGCATGCAATGCCAAGAGTATTTGCGCATGGGACGCGTGTTCGGCGTGCGCGTGGCGATCTACAAGGTAAAGAGCGCCGACCCCCATTATTACGAGAAGCCGTTCAACATCGATGCGGTAACGCCCGGTTCGTATCAAGGCATCGTGCAGGTTGACCCCTATTGGTGCGCGCCGGAGCTGGACGCGAACGCGGCGGCCAAGCCGGACACGGCGAACTTTTACGAGCCGACGTACTGGCAGATCAACGGCAAGCGCTACCACCGCTCGCACCTGTCCATCTTCCGCAACAGTGCGCCTATCGACATCCTCAAGCCGGTGTACCTGTACGG